ACTTTTTTTTAAAAAAAGTATATATGTTTAAGTTTTTTGACAATACTTTTTTTTAAAAAAAGTATATATGTTTAAGTTTTTTGACAATACTTTTTTTTTAAAAAAGTATATATGTTTAAGTTTTTTTTTATTACTGTGTTTTATAAAGTGTATATGAGTTCGAACTCTTTGTATATATTCTTATCAAATCTTACATTCATCCTTTTTGGTGGATCTATTTTTCTGTTAAATTTATGTCTATCTTTCAGACCATTGATAGAGTGAATACATTTGTCATTGCTATCTTTAACAATTTTTAAGAAATTCAATTTATAATTTGTATATCCAAGTTTCTCCATGATAGCTATTATTGCTTTCGGTTCAACCATACATGTGTGTCCTGTCCAGTTGCTCCAATAGAATTGAAATCCTCTTTTTGACAAATAATCCAGATAGAACATTGGACCATTTATGTACAGTGTTTCACTAGCAACTCGAACTGACTCTTTCAAAACATCTTCAATAATCTTCATATTTGGCAAATGTTCTAAAGTGTGTACCATGGATATTAGTTTGCATGAATTGTCATTAAATATTCCCATTTGTGTAGCATCTAATCTTATTGCAGGTGTATTATTTTTTAAAGATTCATTAACCTTTCTAATATCTATGTCTATTGCCAGTCCGCTTTCAAAATTGAATCTCTTTTTTATAGCTTTATAACTACCACCTTTACTACAACCAATATCTATAAAATCGATAGTATTGTAAGAATCATAAAGTCTTCCATTACATTTAATTTTACTCATTTTATAAATATATCCATCTTTTTTTATTGATATTTTTACAACCGACACCTGCTAAATAGCAACTGATCAAGAATTGTCATAAATGGTTTCTCATAGTTGTAACAAGATTTCGCAGAAACATCATAGTACTTAATACCATACTTCCAATGTAGATCAATCATTCTAGCTTTAACTTTTCTATACTGTGAATCAACCTTGTTGCCACAAAGAACTATTGGAATGCTTCCAAACATGTTTGTAACCTTTTCATACCAAAAAGGCACATTTTTGTAAGTTATCTTTGATGTAACATCGAACATGATGATAACACCATGAATTTGTAGTCTATTGAGAGGAATATCTGAAAACTTCTCTTGACCAGAGGTATCGATAATGTTGAATTTGTCAGAATCCAAACCAGATTTAATAACGTCTATACCTTGTGTGGCAATGTATTGCCTGACAAAATGTCCAGTATTGAATCTCTTTGCAAACGCTGTTTTACCAACACCTCCATCACCAACAATCATAATATTGTATTCGACCATAATAAAATATTATACAATATCATTGTAAATTATAAAAAATCAATTTTTTTTTGACACCGTCGAGCTTCGCTCTTCGGTGCAACTAATCTTCGATTAGTTGACAATATTTTTTCTTAAAAAGTATATATGAACCGAATAGTTTATGTTTACACAAACAAAGGCAACGCTGATATCAAAAAGATAAGAGATGAGTTTAAAAATAATATCTACGATTTTCATAAAAGATTTACTAAGATAAAGTTCTGTTATGGAGATAAGAAGGGATTAACGATAAAATTGGTTGGTTTTGATGGAACTGTTAAAAAAACATATAGAAAGTTCAATCCAAAAAAGATATTGAAGGACATAGATGCTATGCCTATGGGTGATATTAAACGAAAATCGTTATCTTTGTATGCTGATTACAATCCGAAGAGCACTATAAAAGGTTTAGGATTTAAGGATAAGAATAAAGCCTTACACACAATAAAAGTTATAAAGGATATGGATTATAAGTATCAAATGAGTGTTTTGAACACAATGATTAATAGAGCCTTGTATCATCCACATATCACAACTGATATGAGAGACGCTATTAAGATTTTTAAAGTATATATGAAAAATCTGAAAAACAGAAAAAATCTATTATAAGTTATAATGAAACAAACACTTATTTGGCAAACCGTTATTTTCGCTATTATAATAACAGTTATCGACGTTCCATGGATAACTCTTGTTATGTCAAAATTGTACAAAACTGTTTTTTCAATTAAATTGAATTATTTGGCAGCGATTTTGGCGTATGTCTGTATGATTATAACATATCCATTAATTATTGCAAAGAATAATACATTGAAAGATAAATTATGTACTGCATTAGTTTTGGGTTTGGTAATTTACGGAACTTATGGATTCACATTAGCTGCTATTTATGGAAAATATCCATTGACAACTGCTTTAGCCGAAACGTTATGGGGGATGATACTCTTTGTTCTTACGACTTATTTAACTGATCTTGTTTCAAAGAAACTTAGTACCAAACAATAACCGGATACTGTTTATCATCTTTATAAGATTTTCTAAGAAGTTTCTAAAACAAGTTCTGAACTGTTTATCAACCTTAAACGTCATTAAGATTTCACAAGTTAATTATCAACAGTGAAACATGTGTTTTTGAGTAAGTTATTTTATCTTTTTGTATTGCAATTGACAATTTTTGGTTTCATCTTCAACGAGTTTTTCAGAATCGATACGCAATATGCAATCACATATGCCATCGTTAAGTTTTATACGTACATCGAGCTTTTCATTAGCTCCTACAATTTTATTAAATTTGTAATTGAATTTTCGTGATTTGTTCTATGTGAATTATTTTTAATAATTTTTTATCTCACATATACTATTATGAATAAAGAGAGTAAATACTCAACCCCCAAGAAGCTGAATGAAAGTAAGCATTCAGATGATTCGAATATTCATTTCAACAAATTAGTGAGCAATTTGCGCAAAACTGGTATTCTAACAAACACACAGAAACTACCATTCACAGATTATAAGGACATATTGTTCAAGAGAGATAATATCTTATTGATAAAAGAACTTTTCGAACTTTTTATGAATAAGAAATTGGACAATGATGAAATCTCATATTTAGTAAACATTTTTGTAATAATCAATTTCAGAAAAGATGTACTGATATACGACACAAACATCGAAGACTATCTATACCAAAAATCTTTAGTTGTTTATGGAAGTTTCAAAAAACTTCTGAAGAACTTTTATCCAGAGAGAAATTCAACACTGAAATTATATATTGACTTGTACAATACTGCATACAAAAAATGGTCAAGCGAACAGAATTTCAACATGTTCAACACATATTTAAATCTATATCAGGGTTATGAGAAGAACCTTATTTATGTAGAAAAATTACAGAAATCAACAATGAACAAGTTTTTAATAGCTTATTACGAAAAAATGCTAACAGTAACAATCGAAAATGCAAGTAAAGTTGTCAAAGAGTTCAAATATATCATGGAAGAGTTCACAGTTCCACAAACAGGAAATAGTTACAACAAGTTATACCTAGAAGATGCAATATCAATGTTCTATTTTGCAATGAAAGATGATATTCAACATCAGAAATACGCTACTTTTAAGAGTGTTCTATATGATATTATGAACTTTTTTTTGAGAACATGTCGTCCTCAAAATTGTAGACACCTTTCAAATCTCTTCAATATCGAAGAGTTCATGGTAAAAGTTGAATCAAACAATATGGACAAAGACAGTTTAATACAATGGATCAATAAAATAACTGAGAGGCTTACAATAATCTATGCATTACCACCAAATTTATCGAAGATTGGGCACAAAATTGTTGGTATTCAAAAGGATGACTTTGAAATAATAATCAAATTTCTTTATGATATTATTGGCTATATTGGAAAATAATATGTTATATAAATTATAGTATGGTCAATTTTTCCAAAAAAAATATTTATACATTAGGGTGTGTTATAGGTGCGGTTATTGTTATATATCTAATTGTTCTGTATTTTGAGAAGAATAGTGTAGAGTGTTTTGTTAATAATGATAAGAAGAGGAATATATGGATGTATTGGGAGAATAAACCAGGAGTTTCAAAACCACCGGGATATATACAATTGTGTTTTGATACGGTTAAGAGAAAATGTGGGAAAACATGTAATCTACATATTCTGAATGAACGCACTGTAAAGAAGTATCTGCCTGGTCTCAGAAAAGATTTAGATGACAAACTCAACATTCCACAGAAAGTCGATTATTATAGATACCATCTTCTACATAAATATGGTGGTATGTGGATAGATGCTGATACAATTGTTATGAGAGATTTGAGTCCATTATTTAATAAATTGAGAGATTACGATTATTTAGGATGGGGATGTCAATACAAAGATTGTAGAAAAACAGGTTATCCAAAACCTTCTATATGGTTTATGGTTTCCAGAAAGGGAACAAAGTTGATAAAGAAGTGTATAGATAATTGTGATGCATTGTTAGATAGAGCAGGTAAAGGAGAGAGGATTAACTATTTCGAGTTGGGTAGAGTTAATTTGTGGAAGTGTATACAGGAGATGAAGAAGGAGAACCCGGGTTGGGATTATTATCATTTTGATTCAGAGTGTTTTGAGAGAGATAGTAATGATGTGAAATTGAGGAATCAGAGATGGATTTCAAACGAGAAGGTTGACAAGAAATGTATTAGAAAATCTTATTTTCATCCAATTTATAATACAGCACCTGGATTCCCTAAGTGGTTCAAAGTCATGTCGAAGAATGAGATATTAAAAGGTAATTTCTTAATATCTAAATTGTTTAGAAGAAGTTTATTGGAAAGTTAGTTTTTATGTTCGTCACCTTTTTTCTTCTCTTCACTCATTAAATTTCCCAACATACTGATTGCTAAAATCAAAAGGAAGATGAAGAGTACAACTGGAATCAAGAGAATTACCCATGCAACTGTGTTATAACACATGTAGCACAACCAGTAGAATAGAGCTCCAAAAAGAGTAACAGATACAATATTTGTTACAACCATAACAGTCTTGGTTCTTACTGGATCATCACTCTCAATTGGTTTCATTATTGTAGAGATAATACTGACAATACCCAAAATAACATAGATTATAAAAGGTGCACAGTGTGGATTACATCTTACAGTACCATTAGCCATTTTTATATTATATCAAACATATTTTTTTGTTTGATATATTATATTTTATTATGAATAAAGATATCTGTAATAAACACTTATACACAATAAATGGTAGTTTAAACCGCTATTATAAAACCAATTTTAACATGTATAAAGATATTGATATATACTGTGTTTTTATGGGAAATTTGAGATTTGGTGATACCCATTTTCCAAATTTCATGGGGGACTCTGTAGAAAAAATTATTGACAAAATTGTTATGTTTATAACTAATCACAAGAAAGTATATTATCATATTCTTTACAAAGACAAAGAGGTTACAAAATTTATTTTTGTAAATGAAGATGGGTTATTGAGTTACTATTTTATGAAAAATATAAAAAAAATAACTCAAAAACAGAATAAAATTGGTGGTTCAACAACCAAACAAGAACAATATTATATAAAAGTTATTAATGATGATTTAAACATATCTGAAGCATTACTTCAAATAGTTTTACAAGGTAATAATTTAACTGTTATCAAAACTAGACTTATGATGTTCTACGTTCAATATCATTTAAATGATAAAGTAAAGAATAAATTTGATAATTATAGAGATGCTTATAAGTATGTATTTAAAAAATACGGAAATCCTACTAAATTTTTTGAAAGATATGCAAGATATGTGAGAAAGGTAATATTGGATAATTTCAACGAGTTCAAAGCCAACACAAAATTAACAAATGATGAGATAGTAAAGAAGATGAAATTGAAAAGAGTGTCTGGATCTCTCAATCACTATTTAAATCTTGTTCCATCATATTACAATAAAATTTATATAAGAAAAGCTGTTGAAAATAAATTATCTAAACTATGATTATATAGAGTATGGAGAAGTTCTTAATAATAGTAACAAGTTTCATATTAATTATAAGTGGATTAATGTATTATGAGAGTTCAAATAATGAAGTTCATTATGTGAAATCAGAATATGACAACAATACCTATCTAGTTAGAAAGATGCCTGATGATCAAAAAGCAGCAAATCTTTTGGGTAAAATAAGAATAAAGTTGGACAAAATATGTGACTACTGTTTGAAAAAGTATCCAAGTAAAGAGTCAATAAAGAGAATGCACAGAAAGTTCAACCCAAACAACATAAGCGAAACCGGTAAGAACAGTAAGTACACATCTTATTCTGTTAATAAAGGTGAGAAATTAGTGTTGTGTTTGCGTTCAAGAGATGGTAGAGATGAATTGATTGATGAGAACACATTAACTTTTGTTTCAATTCATGAACTTGCACACATTATGACTAAATCTGTTGGACATACACCAGAGTTCTGGAAAAATTTCAAATTCTTATTAGAAATTGCCATCAAACTTGATTTATACACAAGAGAGGATTACTCTGTTAATCCTAAACCATATTGTGGTATCAAAGTAACTGATTCTCCATTGGACTGATCTCTACAACAATTGCACTTTTTTTTTGATAAAATATTTATAAAAAAAAAATTGTTATATTATATATGAGTTGTGATATTAAGATTTTATCACCGATTTATAGAGTCATATACACATCCTTAGTCAAGAGGAAGAAGATTATATATATTTTTGTTGGTCCTGTAAAAGATTCTAAATTGAAGAAGGCTTTGAAGAAGATAAGGGACAGTGAAAAATTAACAGCAACCGAATTGAAACTTTTGAAAGAGAGTGATATTGAAGATCTTTATAAAGTGGTTTATCCATATGTTAAAATGAAGAAAGATGAAGAGGTTCAGTTTGTTTATCAGAAGATAAGGAATGATGATACAATAGCGAATATCAAGAAGATCATATTTGTAACAATGAGTGACAGCAAAAAACAGGATTTTATAACAACTAACAATCAATGTTTGTGGATGGATAACAAAGACGGTGAGTTGGAGATAATGGGTTATTACTATGAAGGTTTGAATGTGAATCCAAAAGATGTTTACAAAAAAGATATCCAACCAGACGAGAAACTTATCAGAGCAGACGGATCTCTCAAGAAGAGAGATTATGAATCTAATAGTGGTATAACCATAGGTAATTTCACAAAACAGAGGGATATTCAGAAGAATAAGATCTATCTCTTGAATGCAGATGATGTTTATGCTTATTTACAAGATAAAGGAATAGAGATAGATAATGCAATGATCAATGGTTTCTTCAAGAAGTATTGGCCGCGTTTTGAGAAGACTCAGTTGTCCAAAGTTTTCGAACTTTACGAAAAAATAAGCATTGTTGATAGATACCACAACTATATATTCGATCTCTTAGACAATGTTGAGATACCTCTCACAAAGTTTGGAACATGTGCAATAACAACTATTAAATTCAACACAAATATAAGAGCCATCAAGAACTTTTACAAACAAGAGAGTATTCAGATTGATCTATTCAAAATATTCTACTATTTAACTTCCAGTAAAGATTTCGATTACTCCAAAATGCCTCTTATTAAATATAAGAACCAGAAAGATTCTCTAGGAAAAGGTAAGACATTTGTTTGGAAAAATCTAAAAGATATTATTGGTATCGATCTATTCAAGGGTTGGGTTAATCTCAAGAAGAAAGGAAAGGAGTATATTATGAAACAGACACCAACCAGTATTCAAATTAAGAGATTGTACAAATATTTCAATGATATTCCGATATTCTACACTCTCTATATCTGGGACAAAGGTAGTATAACTATCAATGTTAGTTTCAAAGAGACAAACAATGCAAGTTTCGCTGATCTACACAATATTTGTAAGGATTGTGAGAATTTTTTTGAAAAGATTAATAAGCATGTAACAATGACCAAGAAGTTTGATTTCAAACTTATCGCACCTAGTATAGATTACAGAGGTGGTGTAATAGAGTTGGATAAGTTTACATATATAGATTACTTTAATGATTCAACGCTCTTCAATGTTGGTGCAGTAGATTTGAAAGATCTCGCAAAATTTTTGGAGAATTTCAATTTTATTGTGAATTACAAGAAAGAGAAGGGAGTTGTTGTGAACAGTATCAATCTGAAATACAAGAGAGTATCCAACTATGTCAATATGGACGACATTATGTTCTTCATAGATGAGAAGAAGGCAGAAGGTATGAGTGATGTTGAACTCATTAACGAAATTTCTCAGAAGTATGATAAGACCGATGCAGAATCTAATGAACTATTGAGAAAATGGAAGAAGATGTATGGTTTACAGAAACTCAAGGGAGAGAAGAAGTACAATACTGGTTTGAGTTTGGACATTTATGAGAATAAATTCTCGGTTAGTGGTATTAGAGATCCAATAGAACTTAGAAGAATATACGATTTCTGTTGCAAGATTATATATGTTTATGTTAATCAGGATATTTACAGAAAAGATTCCAAGTTTCAGGCTTATATTATTGACAAGAAGTTTGATATATCTCAGTTAGAGGAGGATATTGATGAGGATGAAGAGAATGCTGAGAACGATGAGAACAGTTTGGAAGATGATTACAATGAGGATTACAACAACATGAGTGATTACAATTATGATGAAGAAGATGAGAATAAACAGGAGGAAGTATTCGAAGAGAGTGACATTGAGGAAGAGGATATTCCTGCTGATGAGGTTAATGAAGAGATCAGGAAGTTCTATGATGATAGTAAGATTGAGACTCAGTTGAGACTGGATATTGTTTGTAGAGATGATGAGAAAGGTGCAGATTATGAATATGATACTTGTGGTGATCTATGTAATGATAACAAGTACTTCTTGAGAAGATTGCAGAGATACGATCCAGACTTATACTATTACAAACTCAAGAGTAAGACTAAGAAGGCTGATGAGTCTCAATATTCCAGAAGTTGTCAATCCGGTTACAGACAACCTGTCATATTGAACTATGATCCACGTAGTGTAGATACTATTGATCAATCTGCTTTCAAGAATGTTCTGCATTATCCAACTGATAAGAATATCTACTATATCTGTCCAGATGCATGGTGTCCATATCACGAAGTGCCTGTAGCGAGATCATCTCTACCAAAGATTGATATTAAACAGGGTGTTAATGGTCCATGTGTTATTGCAGACTGTCCATATGGTGATCATAAACTCTATGTGAAGAAACCTTATGCAGTTGGTAAGATCGAGCGTGAAGAATATTACAACTATGTTGGTTTTATCGACAAGAGTAAAACCTCTCATCCAGATGGTTCATGTCAAGTATGTTGTTATAAGAAAGATCCAAGTATTCCTACATCTGCTAAGTATGATAACTTTAAGATATGTTTGGGTGAGGATATTGAAGAGAAGGAGGATTTGGAGGATAATATTTATATTTTGAGTAGTGGTATGCCTCTAAGAGAGAATAGATACGGTTTGTTACCAGAGTGTTTAAGCTCCATATTCGGATATAGATGTTCAGGTGGTTATATTGATGATAGAAAGTGTTTCTTAAGAAAGGGTGTCAAACATAATTCGAGACAGTCATTTCTTTTCTGTGTTGCTGATCTGTTCTCTCCAACGAAGAAAGTGAATATTACAAAGTTTAAGGATGCACTTATTAATTCACCAACTTTAACAGAGAAGTTGTTCCTATCATTGAATAATGGTATGTTAGCAAAGAAGTTCGATAATCCATCATCAAACAAAACTGCTTTCGAGAATTACAAGAGTTTCATTCTTGGTAATGACCATGATATCAGTTATGAGTACATTTGGGATTTGTTACAGAGACCTAATATTTTGACTGAGGAGGGATTGAACATCATTATTCTATCCAAAGATTTTGCTATCTGTCCTTACAAGGAGGATATAGATGAGTATTACGATATTGATAGACCAACAATCATTTTATACACAGACTATCTGTATTATGAACCAATTTACTTTGTTGATGGTAACAAGGATATTGCTGATGCCACATGGATCTTCTTTAATGACAATTTTCCAATTGTTGGACAGTTGATAACAAACATCAAAGCTAACTGTAAACATTATTACGATATAGATCTTGAGAAGATATTGAAAGATACAGAGATTAAGGAAGATATTGAGATCATTGACAATTTGAAAGAGGAGGATAGCTTGAAGAAGACATTGGCAAAGCTCAACGAATTGCCAGAGGAATACCATTTGGAGTTCCAAGTTCTTGATTACAATAACAAGGTTCAAGGAATATTCTTGAAGAATGGATTGTATGTACCAGTTAAACCATCTAGATTGGAAGAGACATTGGATTATGAGTTGAGTGATGATAAGAGAATCAAGTACATGAATTATAAGGATACATTGGCTGGTCTCAGGTTTTTGGATAGTAAGGGGTTGAAGTGTAGACCATTGTATAAGATACTCGATTTACATAGAGATAAGATTATAGGTATTGTTGTTGATACTGGTAGAAAGGTACAGGTATCGCCATCAAAAAATATAAAGGATAAATTGGCAGTGAAGGATATATCATTCTTTAGTAATGTGAATGGTGCTATATTTGATGATATTGAGTTGTTCGATAGTAGAAAGGAGTATATTGTGAAGAAGATTTATGAGGATGAGAACTTTATGAGGATGATTTTCGAGATCTCCAACTATTTGAATGAGAAGAAGAATTTGAAGATCAAGAAGAAGATAACAGAGATTATCGAATCGAAAGAGAAACTTGGTCATAAGAGAAAGGAGTTGAAGAAAATATTGAAGGATATTGTTAAGGATATTGTTGTTTTTGAGAATATAAAGTTCAATATACTCGATTATGTCAGACCGAACCAAAGAACTGTTTGTTACAAAAGTACTAAGTGTACAGACAAATTCCATTGCAAGAAAGTTGGTAATAAGTGTGTATTGATTGTGAATAAGACCAATCTGTTAACAGGTAAGTCTAATAAGGAGACATATTTGTCGATTCTCATTGAAGATCTTCTGAGATACAAAAGTAAAAGAACTGAGATATTGGATAACTTGATTGATAATATTATTGATAAGACCGATATTAAGGTTTCAAGAGATCTTGTTAACTTCTCATCAGTCAATCCAAAGAAACTTAGTGAGGAGGTTGATAAGTACTTTACAAATAAGAACAAGGTTTTTATTAGTGAGACTAAATTGTATGATGAGATTGAAACAAAAGATTACAATGTTAACAAAGATAAGTATACACTGTTTAAGAAGGATAATGAGATTGAGTTGTATATTGAGCCGTTGGTACAGTTCTGGGAGGTCTATTTGGATGGATATCAGTTGTATAATCCACCAAAAAAATCTGTTTTCAATATTATTCGTGATGTCATGTTCTTTAAGAATAAGACTGATAGTACAGTAGAAGTTGAGACAACTCGTATGATTAGAGATAAGGTTGTACAGGAGTTGAAGAAGGCAGATTTGAAGGAGATGAACTATTACAATAGTATATTTAAGATTAATAAGAGAAAATTGAAGAAGACTGACAATTTGGATATATTCAAGGTGAGATTGTACAATCACTTCAGTGATAAACATTACTCAAAAGCTGATATAATAGAGACTATTTACAAGAATATTGAGTCAGATGATACATACAATGGTAATCTGTTCGATTTGTACTTGTTGTCAAATATTTACAATTTGGGTATAATTTTGATGATGAAGAGAAGAAAGAAAGGTGAGAGAGATCACATTTTGATTAAACCAATGGAAGATAAACCAGAGGATTATGTGTTGGTTGTTAAATCAAATAGTATCAATCGGAACATTTATGAAACTGTTATTAAAAGAACCAAAACTGGATTCAAATTCGCATTCACAAAGAAGGAGTTGCCAGAAGATTTCGTTGATTACGTTTTCGTAAAGGGTGGAAAGATATCAACAGTGAATGATGATGAAGAAGAGAGTAACGTGGAAAGCAATCAATAATAAGTTAAAGATATAATTATATTTGAATGTATGCCTGCTATAACACTTAATTTTGATGAAGAAACAAATGAGAAACTTATAAGAATGTATCAAAATGTCAACTATTATTTCAATGATAATCCAATAGATTTGGATATGATTTCTCATACAACACTCATGAGAATAGATCCAGATTTCACTAGTGAGCAGATTAAAATAATCCGAGAGGTTCTTGAGGAAATGGAGTTGAGTAAGTTCAAGTTATATGTTCATGGTATTGGAATATTCAAAGTTAATAAACATAATTATATATTGTACTTTAGACCGACTTATGATGAGAATTTTCAGAGAATACACAGAGAAGTGTGGGACAAATTGAAAGGAAAGGTTGAGCCTTATGAAGAGAAGTATTATTCACCTAAGCATTTTTCACCACATATCACAATTCATGTAAGGGATTGTAATAAGTTGAGAGTTTTGGAAGTGTTGGATCAAATATTGGATGAAGATCTTCATTTTGAAGTTACAGTCGATAGAATTGTTTTTATGCATTATGATGAAAAGAAAGATGAATCAAAGATATATGTTGAACGAATTTTGCAGTAGTATAATACAAATAAGCGTAGGGTTTTGTAGGGAGAGGCACTCTCCCTGCAAATTTTGCAGTAGTATAATACAAATAAGCGTAGGGTTTTGTAGGGAGAGGCACTCTCCCTGCAAATTTTGCAGTAGTATAATACAAATAAGCGTAGGATTTTGTAGGGAGAGGCACTCTCCCTGCGTTTTTTGTCAAAGGGAAACAAAAAATGAAAAATCCGCGGTTTAAAAATAATTTTCAAAGGTTATTGATTATCACAATGTTTACTAATAACAGTGTAGAGAGACTTTTGAAAAAGACACAGATTCCACAGTTGACTGCTATGTGGTTTGAGAAGAGACACGACATGCTCACAGCAACAGAGTGTAGTTCTGCTCTTGAAGCTAATCCATTCTTCAAAAAGTTTGCACTTTTGAAGAAGAAGTGCCAATCTCTTTCTACTAGTAGT